GAAACAAAGGCTACTCCTATCGCTGAACGCCCTGCTAAAGCTGAAGATCGTGTTTTTAAGAAACGTTATGACGATTTGAAAAAACACTATGATTCTACAATTAATAAACACAAGGATGAAGTTCGATCTTTGCGTTCTCAATTAGAATCAAGTACTAAACAATTTGTGCCACCTAAATCAAAAGAAGAATTAGAGGCATGGAGAAAAGAGTACCCTGATGTTTATGATATGGTTGAAACCATAGCCATGAATAAAGCTACTACTCAAACTGCAGATCTTGAAGATAAATATAAAAATCTTCAACTCCAGCAAGAACAAATTGCAAAAGAAAAAGCAGAAGTAGAACTTTTAAAATTGCATCCTGATTTTAGTGAAATTAGATCGCAAGATTCATTTCATGAATGGGCTGCAAATCAAGATCCTACTATTCAAGGTTGGTTGTATGAAAATACATCTAATGCTAAGTTAGCTGCTAGAGCTATTGATCTATATAAAATGGACAGTGGTCAAAGTAAACTAACTAAAAAAGAAGAAAAGGATGTTAAGAAAGAAGCTGCTAAAGCAATTTCTAAAACAAGAAAAAGTACTGAGTCCGATATTCCTAAAAAGAAAATTTGGACAACTACTGAGATAGCGAGTTTAAAACCGCATCAGTTTGAGAAGCATGAGAAAGAAATAGACCTTGCTCGTTTAGAAGGTAGGATTGAACAACGTTAACAATCTAACTAAACAATAATAGGAGGGTACAACCATGGCTTTTGGAAGTGCTGGTGGATACGGAAATTTACCTTCAGGTAATTTTACTCCACAAATCTTTAGTCAGAAGGTTCAAAAATTCTTCAGAAGAGCATCAGTGGTAGAAGATATAACTAACACTGATTACGCTGGAGAAATTGAAAATTTTGGCGACACAGTTAAAATAATAAAAGAACCTACTATTACCGTACAAGATTATGCGAGAGGAACAGCTGTATCTACACAAGATCTAGCTGACGATCAATTAACTTTGGTAGTAGATCAAGGTTCATACTTTGCTTTTAAAGTAGATGATATTGAAGAAAGACAATCTCATGTAAACTTTGAAGCTCTTGCAACCTCTTCAGGTGCATATTCACTTAAGAAGTCTTACGACTACAATGTATTAAAGTTCATCTATGACAATGCGTCAACAGATTCTGCAACAGGAACTGATGGCTCACCAGCAACTGGTGGATCAGATGGTGACACTTTAGCTAAAATTGTATCACAAGCTAAGACTGTTCTTGATAAGAATGACGTACCAGAAGAAAATAGATGGTTAGTTGCTCCACCAAAATTCTATGAAAATCTTAGAATTGCAAGTGGTAAGCTAATGGATCAATCAGTAATGAATGATGGAGCTGCATCACAAATCAGAAATGGTTTAGTGACTGACAGACCTTTATTTGGTTTTAATATGTACACAACTAATGCTATCGTAAATGGTGGTGCTAGTGATGCTACAAACCATGTATTCGGAACTTCATCAGGATCTACTGAACATATTTTCTTATATGGACATATGTCAGCTGTAGCAACTGCTAACCATATAGCAAAAACTGAATTAATCAGAGACCCTGATTCATTCGCAGACATCGTTAGAGGCTTACACGTCTACGGAAGAAAAATCCTTAGAGACGAAGGTGTAAGATCTGGCGTTGTAACATTATCATAATCGAAGGGAGGATATAGACAATGGCTAATTATAATAGTTCTAATGCAAACAGAAGATTAAAAGCATCTTCTGATAAAGTTAGAGTAATGTCAGAAGTTATAGACTTTACTTCTACTACAACTGCAAATAGTGGCGACACTTTTGACGTAATCGGCATCCCAGCAAACACATTAGTAATGTCAGCTGGAGTCGATGTATTAGTTGCAGATACTGCTGGAAACAGTGGTACAATCGCTATCGGAGACTCTGGAGATCCAGATCAATATGTCAACGAAGTAGCACCAACTAGTACTGGACAACAAGCGTTGTTAGTTGCACCTGAAGCATATTCAGCTGGTGATGACATCAGATTGACTATCGCAACTGGAGCAATAAACGGTAAAGTTAGAGTTTGGGCAACTATGATGTCATTAGATAAAGATGGCACAGATGTTGACGGAGACTCAATGAACGTAACATTTGCGTAATAAATATATATATCTTGGGGGAAGCAATTCCCCCTTGATAGTTTAG